CCTCTTCGTGCGCGGCCGGCTGGCGCTTGGTGTCGCCAAGGCACGCGAGGTGCGGGAGCTGATGCGCGACCACGCTCTCGACGGGCTTTCCATAGGCTTTCGTACCGTAAGGGCGCGAACAGAGGCCAAAACCGGGGTGCGGCGCATCCTGGAGGCCGATTTGTGGGAGATTTCGGTTGTCACCTTTCCCATGCTGCCGGAGGCGCGTGTGGACACGGTGAAAACTGTTCGAAACGGCGTGCCGCTGCCCACGGCGCGCCAATTCGAGCGTTGGCTGACGCGGGATGCGGGGCTGACGCGACGCGAGGCCCGGGTGGTGATCGCCAAGGGTTTTGCAGCTTTGTCGCGCGAGCGGGATGCCGCGCCGGGTGAAAACGCAAACGGGCAGCTGGCGGCTTTGATCCGCCGGGCAGCCTGCATGTTCAACGATTAGAGCACCATGCGTCCAATCGGATGCGCAAATGGTGCTCCATCTTCATGTTTTCAGCAGTTGCGCGGAAACAAAATGCTCAAGGGATTGAAGCCAATGACGGCACACAATGAAATGCACGCGCCGGAGGTGAAGGCGGCACCGGACCAAGGCGATCTGACGGCGGCATTCGAGGAGTTCATGACCTCGTTCGAGGCTTTCAAGGAGGCCAATGACGAAAAGCTCAGCCAATTGGAGAGGCGTGGCGCCGATCCGGTGACGGTTGAGAAGGTGGAGCGCATCTCTCGCGCTCTCGACACGCAGAAGCAGGCAATCGACGGGCTGGCGTTGAAGAAGGTGCGCCCGACGTTGGGGCGCGAAGGCGGTACGAGCTTTGCGGATCTGGAACGCAAACAGGCCTTCGATGCCTATATGCGCTCTGGCGACGAGCGCAGCCTGCGGGCGCTGGAGGAAAAATCCTTGTCCTACGGCTCCGGCCCGGATGGCGGCTATCTTGTGCCCGACGAAACGGAAGCGGCAATCGGTGCCCGGCTTGCCGATCTGTCGCCGATCCGCTCCATCGCTTCGGTGCGGCAGGTCTCCAGTGCGGTTCTTAAAAAGCCTTTCGCGATCAGCGGTCCTTCCGTGGGCTGGGTGGCCGAAACGGCGGCACGGCCGGAAACGGTCGCAAGCACGCTCGATGAACTGCAATTTCCGACGGCTGAACTTTATGCCATGCCTGCGGCGACCGCGGCTCTTCTGGATGACAGCGTCATCGACCTGGACCAGTGGATCGCCAGCGAGGTGGAGACAGCCTTCGCCGAACAGGAAGGCGCTGCCTTCGTCAACGGCAATGGCGTGAACAAGCCGAAGGGCTTTCTCAATTATACCCAGGTGGACGATACGGGCTGGAGCTGGGGGAAAGTCGGCTACACTCTGACCGGAATAAGCGGAGAACTCCCGGCAACGGATTCTTCCGACGTGCTGGTTGATCTCGTCTATGCGCTGAAGGCCGGCTACCGTCAGAATGCGAGCTGGGTCATGAACCGCAAGACACAGGCGACGCTGCGCAAGCTGAAGGATGCCGACGGCAATTATATGTGGCAGCCGCCCGCAAGCCCCGGCAGCCGCGCCATGCTGATGGGGTTCCCGCTTGTAGAAGCGGAGGACATGCCCGACATCGGTGCGGACACGACGCCCATCGCCTTCGGCGATTTCCGCCGCTTCTACCTGATCGTGGATCGCATGGGCGTTCGGGTCCTGCGCGACCCCTATTCGGCGAAGCCCTATGTGTTGTTCTACACGACCAAGCGCGTGGGCGGCGGCATCCAGGATTTCGAGGCGGCGAAGCTTCTCAAATTCGGCACTGCCTGACGCCGATAGCGGCACTGCCTGACGCCGATAGCGGCATTGCGAGTTTAATCACGGCCCCGAATTTCCGGGGCCGTTTCATTTTCCGCCAAGGGGTTGCTCCATGACGCTTTTCCGAACGCTCGATCCAGCGATCGAGCCGGTGACGCTTTCCGAGGTGAAAGCGCATCTGAGGATTGATCACATGCAGGAGGACGGGCTGATCGAAGGGCTGATCCGCGCCGCCCGCCAGGAGGTGGAGAAGGCTACGGGACAGGCCCTGATCGACCAAACCTGGCGACTGGTTCTCGATGACTGGCCGCCGCAGGATATGGTTCTTCTGCGGCGCACGCCCGTAAAGGCGGTTCTTGCCGTGACGGTGTTCGATGCCGATGACGCGGGATCCGTGATCGATCCCGCCACCTATTTGCTCGATTCTGTCTCGTTGCCGGCAAGACTGCACTTTTCGCGCAGATCGTTGGAGCCGGGGCAGGCACTGAATGGTATCGAGATCGATTTTTCGGCCGGGTATGGCGAAGCGGGCACCGATGTGCCGGACCTTCTGCGCCGGGCAATTCTGCTGCTCACGGGACATTGGTACGAGTTTCGCGCTCAATACGGCGTTGCAGACCAGCCGGTTTCGCTGCCGCAGGGCTTTCAGCGGCTCATCGACGCTTTCCGCATGCCGAGGCTCTGATGCGCATCCAGTTCATCGATCCGGGCGCATTTCGAACGGAAATGCGGCTCGAGGAACCGCTTGCGGTATCGGATGGCGCCGGCGGCTTCGCCGAAAGCTGGCGTGAGGTCGCAAGTCTGCTCGCCATGATCGAACCCGTGAGCCCCGGTGCATTTTTCGGAGCCGGGCAGGACCATGAGACCGTGACGCACCGCATCACGATGCGTTTTCGCAACGATGTGCGCAGCGGCATGCGGCTTGCTCGCTCCGGCAGGAACTTCGTGATCCTGAACGCTTACGATCCGGATGAGACAGGCCGGTATCTGGTTTGCCGGGCGAGGGAGGAGGGACGGTGAAGATATCCATGAAAACCACCCTTGACGACATGGTGCGCACCCTGCGCCGGCTTGCGCACCGGACGGTCGAGCAGGCGGCGCTGGAGAAACAGAAGGAGCGCGCGAGGCGTTTCCGCACGGATGTGGAGGAGGGCAATGCAGGCAGCGCTTGAATTGCAAAAGGCCATTCTTTCAGCGCTTTCCGACCACGCGCCGCTCGTTCAAGCGCTCGGAGGGGCGAAGTTTCACGATCTGACGCCAATGCGCACCGCCTATCCCTATGTGACTTTCGGTCCGTCGAGCATCCATGACTGGAGCACGGATACCGAACAGGGCAGCGAACATTTCTTCACGCTCAATATCTGGTCCGGCGCCAAGGGCAAGGCGGAGGCGCTGGTGCTGATCGAAGCGGTGCGCAAGGCAGTGGTGGAGATGGAGCCTGTGATGAATGGGTTCAGTCTGGTGAACCTTCGCCAAGAGAGCGCGGAAATTCGTTTCGACGACGATCTCGGCGCGCATCACGGGCTCATGCGTTTTCGCGCCGTGATCGAACCCGCATGATGACAGTTCAGAAAACTGGAGAATTTCGATGGTGGCGAAGAAGGGTAAGGACCTTCTGCTCAAGCTTGACATGAGCGGGGCCGGGGATTTCGCGACGGTGGCGGGGCTGCGCGCCAAGCGCCTCGCTTTCAACAGCGAAACAGTGGATGTGACGGACGCGGACTCGGCCGGGCGCTGGCGCGAGCTTCTGGCGGGAAGTGGCGTTCAACGCGCCGGCCTGAGCGGCTCGGGCATCTTCAAGGACAGCGCGTCGGACGCGGCGATCCGCGCCCGGTTCTTCGCTGGCGACATCGTTTCCTGGCAGGTGGTTCTGCCCGGCTTCGGCACGGTGCAGGGCCCCTTCCAGATTACCGCACTCGAATATGGCGGCAGCCATGACGGCGAAGTCACCTTCGAAATGGCGCTGGAATCGGCCGGTGCCATCAGCTTCACGGGTGCAGGATGAGCGGAACGGTGAGCGGCGTGAATCGGCGGCGCGGCGAGGTGTCGGCCAGGCTTGACGGGATGGAATACAGGCTGTGCCTGACGCTTGGCGCTCTGGCCGAACTGGAGGACGCCTTTGCGGCGGACGATCTCGCTCAGCTCGTCGAGCGGTTTTCGGTCGGCCGGCTTTCGGCGCGCGACATGATGAGGATCATAGCGGCGGGATTGCGGGGCGGCGGGCACAGTGTGAGCGATGAGGAGCTTGGGCTGATGCGCTGCGATGGCGGGGCTGCCGGTTACGCACAGATCGTTGCCGCCCTTCTTGCCGCGACTTTCGGAGGAGAGAGCAGGGATGCGGCGCGGGAGCCTTCTCTCCCAAACCCTTGAGTGCCGCAGCAGGCGAGCGCCGCCCGTTCCCCTGGCGGGAGGTGATGGCATTTGGCCTTGGCCTGTTGCGGCTTTCGCCGGCCGCCTTCTGGGCACTGACGCCACGCGAATTCGAGGTTCTGCTGGGCGCTACCCGCGAAGGGGGATGGACAGCGCCCGGTCGCGGTGAACTCGACGAGATGATGCGGCATTTCCCAGACCAGCCGCAGGAATAGGCAAAAGAAGGAGAAGAGCGTGGCTGAGGATGTGACATTCGAAATCAGAGCCGACACGAAGCCCTTCGAGACGGCCCTGAACGACTTGAAGGGGCTGGCTGATGACTTTGGCCGGCAAATGACCGGTGCGCTGAAGAGCGCGGTGGTGAGCGGCAAATCGTTCGAGGATGTATTGCGCAATATCGGCCTTAGTCTGGCCGGTATGGCGCTGTCGCAGGCCTTGCAACCTTTGAGCGCTTTGGGGTCGTCGCTCTTTTCGGGACTCTTCGGCGGGGCGTTGCCTTTTGCCAAGGGCGGCGTGCCGGGATCGGTGATGCCGTTTGCCGATGGAGGCGTCGTTTCGGCGCCGACCTATTTTCCGATGGGCGGCAATATGGGCCTGATGGGAGAAGCAGGTGCGGAGGCGATCCTGCCATTGCAACGCGGCGCGGACGGACGGCTGGGGGTTGCCATGAATGGCGGGGCGCCTGCTGCGACCGTGGTGTTCAATGTGTCGACGCCGGACGCAGCTTCCTTCCGCAAGTCCGAGGCTCAGATCACCGGGATGCTAGCCCGCGCGGTGACGCGCGGCGCGCGGCGCATGTGAAGGGTTGGCTGGCCATGGAGAGCTTTCACGACGTGCGTTTTCCCGTCGCGGTATCCTTTGGCGCGACGGGTGGGCCTGAACGACGCAACGAGATCGTGCAACTGGTGTCGGGCCGCGAAAAGCGCAACGCACGCCAGGCCGATGCGCGCCGCTATTATGACGCGGGAACAGGGCTGCGCTCGCTCGACGATCTGTATGAGGTCTTGGCCTTCTTCGAGGCACGGCGGGGTTCGCTGCACGGCTTCCGTTTCCGCGATCCCTTTGACATGAAGTCCTGCAAGCCGTCGGGGACACCTTCCATTCTCGACCAGCCGGTCGCGACGGGAGACGGGGAGATGGTCCGTTTCGCGTTGATGAAGCAGTATGGCGAGGGACCGGACCCGGTGTTTAGACCGATCGCGAAACCGGTGGCGGGGTCGGTTCGGATCGGCGTGGATGGGGTGGAGATCGCAGAAGGGGCGGGGTTCACGCTCAATGGGGTGACGGGGGAAATCGAGTTTCGGCCTGGAGCCGCTCCGCCAGCGGGGGCATCGATTACCGCCGGCTTCGAATTCGATGTGCCGGTGCGGTTCGATACGGAACGCCTGTCGGTGAGCCTTGCAGCGTTCAAGGCGGGACAAATACCGGCAATTCCACTTGTGGAGATTCTCCTATGACGGACATCAGCGACGGCTTTGCCGCGCATCTCGCGGGTGAGGTGACGACCCTCTGTCAGTGCTGGCGGCTGACACGCGCGGACGGCAAGGTGATGGGCTTTACCGACCATGACCGCGCTATCGTCTGTGATGCCACACGGTTCGAGCCCCGCACGGGTTTTTCGGCGAGCGAGGCGAAGAGCACGTTCGGGCTGTCGGTCGATAGCGTCGATGTCGAGGGTGCGCTTTCGGCCGCCGATATCAGCGAGGAGGATATCGGCTCGGGTCTTTATGACGGAGCGCGGATCGAGACCTTTCTCGTCAACTGGAACGACCCTGCGCAGTTTAGCTGCCTGAGGGTGGCCGTGATCGGCAAGGTGACGCGCCGCGACGGCAGTTTCGTCGCCGAACTGGAAAGCCTGACGCAGGCCCTCGATCAGCCTAACGGAAAGACGGTACGCCGCCATTGTGACGCGGAACTTGGCGACAGCCGGTGCGGAATGGTTCTGGAAGGGGCCGCCTATGTCGGGATGGGAACGCTGACAGGAGAGGATGAGGGCGATCTTGTGAGCGTCGAAGGGCTTGGAGATTTTGCCGATGGCTGGTTCGCGAACGGCTTGCTGACCTGGAGTTCGGGGGATGCGAGTGGCAGAAGTGAAAGGGTGACGGGACATCTTGCACAAAGCGGTGGCACTGCGCGGCTCTCGCTCTGGAGAGAAGGAACGGTGCCGGTTCGGGTCGGGGACACTTTCCGCATCGTGGCAGGCTGCGACAAGAGCTTTTCCAGCTGTCGGGAAAAATTCTCCAATGGCGTGAATTTTCGCGGCTTTCCGCATTTGCCGGGCGACGATGCGGCCTATGGCTATGTCAATGAAGGCGGGCATTTCGACGGTGGGGTGCTGGTGCCATGAATGACATTGCGGATACCGAATGGACCTTGGCGCAAAGGGTCGTATCCGAGGCGCTGGAGTGGGTCGGAACGCCCTACCGCCATCAGGCGAGCCGCAAGGGCGTGGGGTGCGATTGCCTTGGATTGATGCGCGGGGTATGGCGCACCCTGTATGGCGCAGAACCGGAGGATCCGGGTCCTTATAGCGCGGACTGGACGGAGACGGCAGGCGAGGATCGCCTGCTTCAGGCCGCACGCCGACATTGCCGCGAGGTGGATATCGCAGGGCTGGCGCAGGGACATCTCATCCTGTTGCGCTGGCGGCCGCATCTTCCAGCAAAGCATGTGGGCATCATGACTGCTGGATGTGCTTTCGTCCATGCCTATCAGGGAATGGAAGTCACCGTTTCGGCGCTTGTCCCGCAATGGAGGCGGCGCATCGCGGGTGTCTTCGCCTTTCCGCCATTGCCTGCTGCCTGAAAGCGCAAAAGGTCTCTGAATTCATAGTTTTGGAGCGCTCTTGCTCGGCACTTTGCCGAAGCAAGGGCGCTGTTGCGGAGTGCAATCATGGCGACAATCGTATTGCAGGTCGCCGCCGGTGCGTTGTTCGGCGGCTTCCTTGGTCCCGTGGGCGCAACGCTGGGGACCGCCGCCGGTGCGATGGCCGGCTATATGATCGACCGTGCGCTGTTGAGCGGTTCCCAGCATTACGAGGGGCCGCGCCTGGCTGCCGCCCGGCCGTTTTCGGCCGAGGATGGCGCACCTCTCCCCCGCCTTTATGGGACCGTGCGCACGGGCGGAACGCTGATCTGGGCAACACGTTTCGAGGAAACGAGCAGGACGGAGCGGCAGGGGCTGAAAGGGGGGCCGAAATACACGACCTACAGCTATTTCGCCAATGCCGCATTTGCATTGTGCGAAGGCGAGATCGCTGGCGTTCGACGGATATGGGCGGACGGGCGTGAGATCGACCGCACCAAGGTGGAAATCCGTGTCCATAACGGCAGCGAGGAGCAATTCCCTGATCCATTGATCGAGGCGAAGCAGGGCGTGGGCAACACGCCCGCCTATCGCGGTACAGCCTATGTGGTCATCGACCGTATTCCCATCGACGATTACGGACGCCGCATACCGCAGTTCCAGTTCGAGGTGATGCGGCCGGTCGGCACGCTGCACAAGCAGATACGTTCGGTCGCCCTGATCCCGGGGGCGACCGAATATGGTCTGTCGCCGACACCGGTCGATGTCGCGACGGCACCGGGTGAGGAGACCGTTGTCAACCGCAACACCCTGCTTGCCGCAAGTGATCTGGAAGCTTCGCTCGACGAATTGCAGATGCTGTTTCCCAATCTCGAGACCGTTTCTCTGGTGGTGTCCTGGTTCGGAACGGATTTGCGGGCCGGGGAATGTCGGATCAAACCCATGGTAGCCACACCGGGCAAGCGGAACTTTCCTGAGGTATGGGAGGAACTGTGGGGGAAAATGGGAATTCCTGCCATGCTGCTTTCGCCCTGGCTCGAAGGCGAGCACTCGGCCCCATGGGTGGTTTCCGGAAACAGGAGATATGAGGCGCAGACGGTATCCACCACTCCTTCGGGGGCTGCCTATGGGGGCACGCCTTCCGACAAGACGGTACTGGACGCGATCCGTGCCATCCGGAATCGAAATCTGAAAGTCTGGCTTTATCCCTTTGTAATGATGGATATTCCAGAAGGTAATGGATTGCCTGATCCGGGAGGAGAGGGCGCGCAGCCCGCCTATCCATGGCGCGGGCGCGTAACATGTTTTCCTGCCGTCGGCAGACCGGGCAGTGCCGACAAAACCAACGCCACCCGCAATCAGATTTCATCGTTTCTAGGGAACGCGCAGCTTTCGCAATTTGAGTTCACCGACGGGACAGGGGCCCCGCTTGGCCTGTTCGACACCGATGTCACGGTCGAGTTTCACGGCGCGCCGGACGATTGGGGATACCGGCGTTTCCTCCTGCATTATGCTCGTCTCGCTGCGGCGGCGGGTGGTGTCGATGGATTCCTGATCGGCTCGGAACTGCGCGGATTGACCGTGCTGCGGGACGAAAAGGGCAGATTTCCGTTTGTGGAGGCGCTACGCCGCATGGCGGGCGAGGTGCGCGCGGCGCTGGGCCCGCGAACGACGATCACATATGCGGCTGACTGGACGGAGTATTTCGGGCATCAGCCCACGGATGGCAGTGGCGATGTTCTCTTCCATCTGGACGAACTTTGGGCTGATCCTGAGATCGATGTCATCGGCATCGACAACTATATGCCGCTCTCCGATTGGCGCGACGAAGATTGCGCGGGCGGAAATCCCGACGGGTTTTCAGGCCCCTACGATGCCGAAGGTCTGGAGGCGGCGCTATCGTCGGGCGAGGGCTTCGACTGGTATTATGCGAGCGCGGGGGATCGCGCTCTGCGGCTGCGGAGCCCGATATCGGACGGCGCCTACGGCAAGCACTGGGTCTTCCGTTACAAGGATCTGGCCGGATGGTGGTCCAATCCGCACTATAACCGTCTCGGCGGGATCGAGGCCGGGGTGCCGACCGCCTGGGTGCCATGCTCCAAACCGGTGATTTTCACCGAGCTTGGATGCGCAGCGGTGGATAAAGGTCCCAACCAGCCGAATGCCTTTCCCGACCGGAAGTCCTCGGAAGGGACATTGCCATATTTCTCCAATGGCAGCCGCTCCGACCTGGCTCAACACCGGTTTCTGCAGGCGCATTATGCTCATTGGGGGCAAACCGGCCCCGAAAATCCGATTTCGGAAGTGTATGGCGGGCCGATGGTGCGGCCCGAGGATATCGCGATATGGGCTTGGGACGCGAGGCCGTTTCCTGCCTTCCCGCTCAGAAGCGACCTTTGGGGAGACGGAGACAATTGGGCCTGCGGTCACTGGCTGAACGGCCGGGTGAACGGGACGACCGCCGCAGACCTGATCAATGCTGTTCTGGCGGACCATGGAATTTCTTCTGCCGATACGCAGATGGCGGACGGGACGATTGCGGGCTATGTGGTTTCCAATCCCTTGACGGCGCGCGCCGCACTTGAACCTCTGCTTGATCTGTTCGGGATCGGAGCGCGCGAGACGGCGGGCGAGTTGGCATTCTACAGCCTGGGGCGTCATGTGGGCGCAGCCCCGATCGCGCGCGATCTTGTGCTTGCCTCGGATGCACCCATCGTCGAACGGGTCCGCGAGCCCGATCATCTTCTGCCCGCCGAGCTGCATGTCGATTTTCGCGATCAGATGAAGGAGCATCAATCGGCCACGTCTCTGGCGCGGCATGCGGGGGCCAAGGGAAAGAAGCGTAGTTTTTTGAGTTTCCCCGGCGTGCTGACGGCCTCTGTCGCCGACGCACGGGCGGAAGAATGGCTGCGTCGCCAATGGGTGGGGCGTGAACGGATTTCCTTTGCGACCGCCATGACCGAGCGCAGCATTCATCCTGGATCGCTCCTGCGTCTGCCGGAAGACGAGTGCGGTGCCGAATATGTCGTGACGGAGATCGAGGAGGGGATTGTCCGGTCGATCAAGGCACAGCGTGTAAAGCGCGCCGCGCCACCTTCCGTCCTCGCGGAACGCTCTCCCGCAGGCACAAAGATGGAAATCGCGGCCAGGCCCTTTGCCCTGATGATGGATCTGCCCTGGCTTGCCGGCATGCAAATGCCTGAGGAGGGATTGAAGATCGCGGCGCGGGCCAGTCCCTGGCGGCAGCAGGTGGTGCTTTCCTCCCCTGATGACGACGGTTTCGATCTGCGCACGACACTCACGCGACCCGCCACGATGGGCTTCCTTCGCGAGGCGCTTGGTGTGGGGTTCGAGGGGCGGTTCGACCACAAGACCTCGATCCTCGTGCAGTTGTTGCAGGGGGAGTTGCAGAGCCTGTCTGGAATGCATGTGCTGGGTGGGGGCAATGCCGCCGCTGTTTTCTCTGCGGCTGGGAATTGGGAGGTGGTGCAGTTCGAAACGGCTGAGGAAGTGGAGCCGTCGCTCTGGCGACTCACTGGGCTGTTGCGCGGCCAGGCGGGCACCGGCGATGCGATGCTGGCGGGGGCACCTCAAGGGGCGGTTTTCGTGCTGCTCGATCAGGCGGTGCGTCCAGCAGGACTGGGGAGGGGTGAAATCGGCCTGCCGCGCAATTGGCGGATTGGACCTGCGGGAGAGGAATCGGGAAGCGACCGGTTTCTGCAATTCAGTACAAGCGGTGGAGTCCGCGCGCAGCGTCCCCTGTCGCCGGTGCATTTGCGGGCGCGCCAAAGGCCCA